CCCAATGGGCGCAGGAAGCCCAGAACGCGATTCTAATTCTACTACACCTGCTAAGTCATCACTTAAGCCAGGTTCACCTGAAGGCCAGATCGTAAATCCTGGTGCCTCTTCTACAACAGGAAATCAGGCACAAGATTTGGGTCCAGCTTTGGTGAACAATACAGATGTTCCTCCATCAGCTAAGGCTGCTGGTTCTACAAAGAAGGATTCTAGCAAGTCTTCTATGTCAAAAGTTGCTGCTGAAAAGTCAAAGAAGCAGGCCGAAGTAATGGAAGAAGAGGAAGAAGTATCAGGTGAAGTTGTAACCGAAGAAGAAATCAACGAAGAAGATGATATTGAACTTTCAGAAGAACTAGTAGAGTTCATCGATGCGATGATTGCAGAAGGCGCTTCTGAGGAAGAAATTGCAACAGCTATTGAAGAAAATTTTGAACTTGTCGAAGCTAAGTCGGATAAAGAAGAAGACGAAGAAGAAGATGAGGATGAAGAAGATAAGGAAGAAATGTCTGAGTCAGCTTTGAGCGACTATGAAGTTAATATGGAAGAAGATATGAACGCTCTATTTTCTGGCGAAGAACTTTCAGAAGAGTTCCAGTCAAAAGCTAAGACCATCTTCGAATCTGCTGTAAAGCGCAAGCTAGAAGAAGAACTTGCAAAGATCGAAGAAGCTTATGTTCAGACACTAGAAGAACAGGTAGCTTCAATTCAAGAAGAACTATCATCAAATGTAGATGATTATCTAAACTATGTTGTTGAACAGTGGATGTCTGAAAACGAGGTCGCTATTGAAGCTGGCCTACGTACAGAACTAACAGAAGACTTTATCTCTGGTCTAAAGGCACTATTCGAAGAGAATTATATTGATATTCCAGAAGATAAGGTTTCCGTTGTTGAAGAACTAGGAAATAAAGTATCTGAACTTGAATCCAAGCTAAACGAAGAAATCGAAACAAACGTTCAGCTAAACAAGATGCTTAACGAAAGCCGTAAGGTAGAAGTTCTAAACCAGATGGTTGAAGGGCTAACTGCTGTTCAGGCCGATAAGTTGAAGACTCTTGCAGAAAATGTTTCATTCGAAAACGTAGAAGAGTATGCTCAAAAGGTATCTACTCTAAAAGAAAGTTATTTCCCAACTTCTGGCGTAAATGCTCCAAGAGAACTTGATTCTATTGAAACAGGCACAGAAGGCAAGACAATGATAGCCGAAGAGTTAAACGGTCCTATGGCAAATTATGTGCGCGCCCTAGGCAAGTCTCTTCCTAAGTAATAAAAAATATAAATAATATAGAGATTCTTTAAAGGAGAACTAAAAATGTATCTTTCAGAACAACTAGAACAGAAGTGGTCGCCAGTTCTTGACCACGATGGTCTTAACAAGATTAAGGACCCATATCGTCGTGCCGTAACTGCCATGATTCTTGAGAACCAGGAAAAGGCAATGGCCGAAGAAGGTCGCATTCTTACAGAATCCGCTCCAGTAAACAACTACGGTGGCGGAAACATCGCATCATACGATCCAATCCTTATTTCTTTGGTTCGTCGCGCTCTTCCAAACCTAATGGCTTATGATATTTGCGGCGTTCAGCCAATGACAGGTCCAACAGGACTTATCTTCGCTATGCGTTCCAAGTACAAGACACAGACTGGTGATGAAGCATTGTTCAACGAAGCTAACACAGCTTTCTCAGGAACAAACGCTCTAGGTGCTAACGGTAACACACGCGGCACATTCTCTTCTTCATATCCAATCGGTAACACAAACCCAGTTCTTGATCTAAACACAGCTTCAACATACGGTGTTGGCACAGGCATGACAACTGCTCAGGCCGAAGCTCTTGGTGACGTTTCAACAAACATGTTTGCTGAAATGGCATTTGCTATCGATAAGGTAACTGTCACAGCACGTTCACGCGCTCTAAAGGCAGAATACACAATGGAACTTGCTCAGGATCTTAAGGCCGTTCACGGTCTAGACGCTGAGACAGAACTAGCCAACATTCTTTCAACAGAAATCTTGGCTGAAATCAACCGTGAAGTTGTTCGTTCTATCTATCGTTCAGCTACAATCGGCGCTCAGTACGGTGTAACAACTGCTGGCACATTCGACCTTGACACAGACTCAAACGGCCGTTGGTCAGTTGAAAAGTTCAAGGGTCTTGTATTCCAGATCGAACGTGAATGCAACGCAATCGCTAAGGCAACTCGTCGTGGTAAGGGTAACACCCTAATCGTTTCTTCTGACGTTGCTTCTGCTCTTGCAATGGCTGGCGTTCTTGACTACACACCTGCTCTTCAGGCTAACCTAAACGTTGACGATACAGGCAACACATTTGCTGGTACTCTTCACGGCCGCGTAAAGGTCTATATCGACCCATACTTCGGCGGTTCTTCAAACGGCGACGAACTAGTAACAGTTGGCTATAAGGGTACATCTCCTTATGACGCTGGTCTATTCTACTGCCCATATGTTCCTCTCCAGATGGTTCGCGCTGTTGGTCAGGATACATTCCAGCCAAAGATCGGCTTCAAGACACGTTACGGCATGGTTGCAAACCCATTTGCTACACTTGCTGGTGACGGCCAGGTTGCTGACCGCACAACAAACACAAACAATGCGAATATCTACTATCGCATTTTCCGTGTACGTAATCTTACCTAATAAAGGCAAGAACAACAAACACAAACTAGGGCAGGAGAAATCCTGCCCTTTTTGTTTTTATAAATAGACTAGAGGTATAACATGGCAGACAATTCACTACTAACAAGAATACCAGATAACTCAAATTTTGTTCAAACAACAAAGTTTACATTTGTTGTTCCTAATTTGCCATTCGCTAGATATTTTTGTCAGTCTGTTACATGGCCATCAGTCACAACAACAGAAGTAAATGTTCCAACTCCATTCTCAGACACATATCGTCATGGCGATAAGCTTGTATATGATCCTTTGAGTATATCATTTCTGATAGACGAAGATTTGAGAGTTTGGGAAGAAACTTATAATTGGCTAAAGTCACTGACTAATCCAATAAACTTCAAAAGCTATGTTCGTAATACACAAGATAAGAGTCCATATTATGATGGAATACTCACTGTAAACACAAACTCTAATCTTCCTAACATAAGAATGAAATTCTATAACTGCCATCCAGTCTCATTAAGTGGTATTCAATTTTCTGTCACATCAAGCGCAGACGAAACACCTACGGCAGATTTAACACTACGTTATGATTATTTTGAAATCGAAAGATTGTAGTTGACTTTTACCTAAAACTGTTGTATAGTAATATACATTTTTTGTAATGGAGAAACTATGAAGCCGCCAGTGAATATTGATGTTTTAATGGAAGAGTGGGTAAAAGATGCAGGCTACGATGAGACTGAACCTCAGAAAGCAATGGCTAATATACCAAAACTTCATGCGAAGTATTTGCGTATCATGACGCATCACAATCTAATAGTCAAGAAACTCCTCTCAGAATACAACTCACGGCGTAAGATAAAGTGGGAATACTATTCTGGCGATCTTAACAATCCAGAAGATTTAGAGAAGTACGGTCTAGAACCAATGATGAAGAAGGTGCTTCGCGCTGATCTTCAACATTATCTTGATTCGGATACTGAACTAAATAACATACTACTAAAGAAAGTTATGCATGAAGAGATTGTTGAGTTCTGCAAAAACGTTCTGAAAGAATTAAACAATAGAACTTGGCAATTGAAATCATATATGGATTGGGAAAAATTCGTAGGTGGGCAGTAAAGTAATTATAGTGAATGAGAATGAAGCATTCGTGAGAGTCATCTGTGAAGATGATATTGCTTATGAACTTCGTGAAGCATTTACATTCCAAGTTCCTGGTTATCAGTTTACGCCACAATATAAGGCCAGACTGTGGGATGGAAAGATAAGATTGTTTGATGTAAGAAACAAACAACTATATCGTGGGCTTGTACCTTATGTTGCTAAGTTTTGTGAAGAACGAAACTACGAATGGGAATATGAAAACGAAAGTTATGATGAGGAATTTTCTTTAGCAGAGGCTAACGAATTTGTAGAGAAACTAAAACCGAAACATGCTCCAAGAGATTATCAGTTGGATGCATTCGTTCATGCTATTCGTACAAGACGCAGTTTACTACTCAGCCCCACTGCAAGTGGTAAGTCTCTTATTATTTATCTTTTGGCTCGTTTTCTATCACATAGAGGATTGAAAAGGGGTTTGATAGTCGTGCCGACGATATCTCTAGTAGAGCAGCTAACGTCGGACTTCAAAGATTACAGCGAAACGAATGGATGGAATGTAAACGACAATGTACACAAAATCTATCAGGGTCAGGAAAAAGATACAAACAAGTTCCTGACAATTTCAACTTGGCAATCTATTTACCAGATGCCCAAGAAGTGGTTCGCACAATTTGATTTTGTTATCGGTGATGAAGCACATCAGTTCAAGGCCAAGTCTCTTACAGATATTATGACAGGACTAACAAATGCAAAATACAGAATTGGCACTACAGGAACTCTTGACGGAACAAAAACACACAGACTTGTTCTTGAAGGACTATTCGGATCAGTTCGCAAGGTCATTACTACCAAAGAACTCATGGACGCTAAACACTTGGCTGAGTTCCAAATCAAGTGCCTTCTTCTTCGACATAGTGAGTCTATCTGTCAGGCTGCGAAAGGATTTACTTATCAGCAGGAAATTGAATATCTTGTCCTTAACGAAGGACGGAACAAGTTCATATCTAATCTCGCGGTTTCCTTATCTGGTAACACACTCGTCCTCTACCAGTACGTTGACAAGCATGGACGGATACTCCACGATCAAATTAATAAGAGAGTTGGAGCTGACAGAAAGGTATTTTTTGTAAGTGGAGATACAGACGTTGAAATCAGAGAAGAAATCAGACACATTGTTGAAAAAGAAACTAATGCGATTATTGTTGCTAGTTTTGGCACTTTCAGCACTGGCATCAATATTAGAAACCTGCATAACATTATATTTGCTTCTCCATCTAAGTCTCGGATAAGAAATCTACAGTCCATTGGACGTGGATTACGTACTAGTGAAACGAAAGACTCTGCTCAGTTATTTGATATCGCAGATGACATGAGATATAAGAAACATGAGAACTATACTCTAAAACATTTTGCAGAAAGAATAAAGTTGTATACCGAAGAGAAGTTCTCTTTCAAGGTATATAAGATTGAACTAAAAGGATAATATTATGAATACAGAAGTTGAGTTTATCAGACTAGTTACAGGGGAAGATATAATATCTGAATGTGAAATTCATGAAGATCACTATAGACTATTTAACCCTTGTAAGGTTGTTTATATATCTTCTGTAAAACAGGGATTTCTTTCTATATCTTTGATGCAGTGGGTGTTCTCTAAGATATCAGATAAACAAATATTTGATTTGCCAAAGAACCAAATTCTGATAAAATCCACACCAAGCGATAAACTGATTGAACATTATTTTGGAAGCGTAGAACATTTTCTTGATACTTCGTTGAAAGATTCAATTTCTTTTGAAGAGCCTATTGACACTAATCTAGAAGAAGATTCTTATACTTCTAGTGAAGAAGCTCTAGAAATGATAGAAAAGCTTTTAGGTTCTAATAAAGATAAGAAAGGAAAGTTACACTAATGGCCAAGAAAAATGAATATCTAGATTTAGATGATGGAGATGATTTTGGTTTTACTTTTGCACATGAAGAGGAAATAATTGAAACCAATCAAACATATTCTACTCTTCAGGAAGAAGTGGATGACTTAAAGAAGAGATTGGTAGCTATCCATAAGATATTCTCCCCTCTTCTAGAGAACTTAGCTAAAGACCCTGATAAGCCTATGATCAAGTGGCCTAACAGGAAAGACATTATAGAGAAGCAGATCAAGAAACTTAACACCCTCACCAAGGTATAACCAAGTATTCATATCATAGCGGACATAGCCTTTATACACCTATGTCAAGAGTTTGTCAAGAGGAAAGTGAATGAGAACCAAGAAAATTACAGTACACTACGTAGACAATAAAAAGTTCTACGAAGAAATCCTAATTTATAAGAAAAAAGTTCAAGAGGCGAGAGAAAAGGGCCTTGAAGATCCTAGATTGCCTAATTACATAGGTGAGTGTATATTCAAGATAGCTGACAAGTTGTCCACTAAACCTTGTTTTATAAACTATTCTTATCGGGATGAGATGATTTCTGATGGAATAGAAAATTGTATAATGTACTTCAAAGATTATAATCCTGAAATAGGACAAAATCCATTTGCGTATTTCACTCAGATAATTTATTATGCTTTCCTTAGAAGAATTAGTAAAGAAGAGAAAAACAGGTATACAATCTACAAAAACTTCCAACATACTATAATACATGGTAATCCAGCAAGTAGTTTTGATACGTATGATGGAGATAATTTAAGTAACGTGAACTTATTCGATAGAGACGATATTGACTTTACACCTCAGATGTATGATAATATCAATGAATTTATGGATAAGTTTGAGAAGAAAGAAGCAATTAAAAAAGAAAAACGGAAGCAAATGAAAGAAGGGCTTCAAAAGTTTTATGAGGAATAAGATGAAAGAGAACATTCCATTTCAGATTGAACAGTTGATTGACAGTTTATTAAATAAGAACGAAAACGTATATATTCGTCAAAACTATAGGCAAAGATTGGTTTCTATTCAAGAAGCTATTGACAAGTCACTCAAAAAGTACGATAATGAACTTTACATGTCTAACACTCGGAAGAAAAGAGCGTAATGCCTAAAGTTCTTATATTGACGGATACTCACTGGGGCGTCAGAAATGACTCCCCAGTTTTTCTAGATTATTTCAAGAGGTCTATAGATGAGTTTCTTATCCCATTCATCAAAGCCAATGGTGTGCGCCATATTATACATCTTGGCGATCTCGTTGATCGTCGGAAATATATTAATGTACTCACCCACTCTCGGCTTAGAGCAGATTTTCTGGAGCCAGTTAGTGCTTTGTGTTCTTTACATATTATTGCTGGTAATCACGACGAATACTTCAAAGACACCTACACAGTAAATGCTCTAGATGAGTTCGTTGGCAATAGATATCCAAACATCAAGACATACTCTACTCCTACCACGATTGAGATTTATGGTACTGAGTTCTTTCTTTTGCCGTGGATTACCAAAGCAAATGAAAAGCAGAGTTATGATGCCATAGAGAACACTAAGTCTGCTATTTGTTGCGGGCATCTAGAACTAGATGGCTTTGAAATGCAGAAAGGGTTGTTGTCTGACCATGGATGGAATCATCAAGTTTTTAAGCGATTTGATAGTGTGTTTACTGGCCATTATCACCACCGTAGCAGTCGGGATAATGTTCATTACATCGGCGCTTTGTGTGAGCATATATGGTCTGATTATAATGATCCTCGCGGCTTCATTACGTTTGATACACAAACCCGTGCTGTTGAGTTTCATCGTAATCCTTTCCGCATCTTCCATATGGTGGCTTATGATGATGTAAAGAATCCAGATATTCTTGAGAAGATTAATGCTACAGACTATTCCAAGTATAAAGATTGCTATGTCAAAGTTGTTTGTGTAAACAAAACCAATCCGTATGCGTTTGATGTACTGCTGGACAAGTTGTACAAAGAACAAGCGGCTGACATTTCCATTGTTGAAGATATCAACTCGTTCACAGATAACAACTCGGAAGATTTGGTAGATGAGGCACAAGACACACTTACCATTCTTGACAACTACATTTCAGGCTTGACTTTGCCTGTTGAATCTGATAGAATGAAACATTATATGCGTG